ATGGTTGACATGAAAATTACTATCTGGGAAGGCTGTGACCTCACAGTTGCAGCTGCAATTAAATTATTTGTAGAGCGTAGTTATCCGTACTCCATATTTTCACGGAGGTATCCAATACTGCGTCTCATACAGGAAGTTATTGATCCAGCAGTAGCTGCTTATGTAAATTCCCTGCCACCAAGTCATAAAGACTACATTTCTGGAGTAAATCTAGGATTTAGTGATGTACTTAAAAAAGTGGGCTTAAACGTCGTAGTACAGGCACAAAGACTTCTTTTGCGTAATTTCGTTCTGACTTTAGATCAACAAACTTCTCTTGATAAATGCTTTACCGCTACGATTGAGTCTCTTATTGAATTAGTCAGTGAGTGCGCATCCAAGCGGCCGAAGAAATCCTCTCCTGCAAAAGGAGTAACTATAAATTCACAGCGTAAGCTCGGTTATTGCGAGTTCTGCGGTAATCTAACCGAATTTTCCAAGTTGATCAGTGAGATATCAGAATTTGTTGCTAACGATAATGAGTTCCCCGTTCATGAAAAACAGGTCCTTAGTCATCGATATTGTTCTGACCATAGGCCCAAACTCACCAATGGTCTATGGAATCCCAAATACAGACAAGGAAAGCGGTCTCTCGAACAGTTCAATAAAGAATTAATAAGGCTTAGACGGCAATGCGCTAAACCGCATAAAGCTAACGCAAACACAGGGGATATATTGATTGATACCTATTTTCATGAGTGGATGCAGGGTCAAACTTTAACCCCAGCAGATCTAGATAAACTTAGGAATATTGCCAGACGAATGGTTGACTCCAAATTCACTGATACTAAGAAAAAAATAATCATATTAAAACACCAAGGTTTTAACCAGTTTGAAACCGCACAGGTTTTAGAAAAAAATCACTACACAACTATGACAAAGCAGGCTGTGTCCAAGGCCTTAGCGTCTGTGAGGAAAGAATTTTATATTTAAAATAGTATATCCACGAGCTATTATGGTGGCAGTTTAAGTCTTAATATCATCCACTTTATTGAATTATAACCAGCCACTTACGAGGGTTTTTCGCGATTACCCTGCTTCAAATTGATGATTTTGAAAATACAGTATTATAGTTTATTGTTTGTAGCGCAGCTGTAAGCGTTATGCAAAACGGATCACAGTGATACTACCTCACCAGTAAATCACTGAAGCCGATCTGTAATGACATAGAACGAATTGGTTTTATGGTTATGCAATGGCTCATCCCCTTACTTGTCCCTGACCATAAAAAGCATTCGCTTTCCTGAAAGCAAGTCTAAGCCAAGGGGCGTTTACAGTTGTCTTCTCTTGGCTCATTAGGTACTGGCTTAATTATTAGAATCATGTCGGTGGCATTTAAGTCCAAATATGCCCAAACTTTTAGCAGCTAAAATTCGTCTTCTCATGTAGGGTCAAGAAGCTTATGACTTAACCTATTGATTATGTGAATTACCTTGTGAGTATTACTCGTAGGATGGAATCTTCCAAAACTCTGACAATTCACTCTGAATGCATGGTAACAAAGAACAGTTTAAACCATGGTCTGTTCAGCGTTAAATTTCTCAAGATAGACTTCCATTTCGCGAGTCCACCTAGGGGTAGGTACCGAGGTGATCATTAGCCAAGGAAACCACCATACAAGCATGAAGAGTAACATAAGCGGTGCGATCATTTCGGCCGAAGAATGAGAAACTATATACATAATGAATAAGATTAGTAGAACTGTGTTTACAATCTGACCTACCAGAAAAAGACGCCAGCGAAAACAATGCCATTTCCTGTTGAACACAATCCGTCCATCCCGTTCTTCGAGCCAGTTACGCCACGGCTTGAGATAACCAGCCCGCAACCCATAACGATCACACATTATTACAGCCAAATCCTGCAGCCGATAATTATACAAGCCTGTGAGCCGATAAAGGCTGCGCTGACGAAGCTCACGCTTTGCCAGACGGACCGCATTTTTATTCAAATATGGCTGTGTCAGCATTTGCTCTAGCCGGCGCTTCCTAAGATTGAGTAGTCCACGAAATACACTTCCAGATTCAGCATTAATTACTCTGTGACGAACTACACCGAGTGCAATATAGATACACAGCAATAGCCAGCCGGTCTTAGGGTATTGATTCATCCATTGTATAATTACAGACAACTCAGGCACTTTTATTTTTCCTTTTTATGCAATCCAGATAAAACCAGTAAAGATTCAGTAAATTTTAGCGGCTAAAATTGCTCTCCTGGCGTAGATAAAAGAAGTATATCCACTTAAATCACTGATTATTAACTACTTACTAGTCCATTCATCAATCATATTCGCCCAATCTTGTAGCATCTCGGCCCTCTGCTCACGATATTCAGCCTTGTTATAAACAGCTCGTACCCCCTTTTGTTCATGGGCAAGGCACTTCTCAATCCAGTCAGTATTGTACCCGGCCTCATGTAGCAAGGTGCTGGCAGTACGCCGTAAGTCATGGGGACCAAACTTAGGTAACAAGTCCCCTTCTTTCTGAGCCAGACGATACGTCAGTGTCAAAACCCGGTTTAAAGTAGCGCTACTCATTGGCGCATCGGAATCGTACCGCGAAGGAAGGATAAAATCAGAGCTACCGGCAAAGGTTTTGAGAGCAATCATAATATCCATTGCCTGTCTGGAAAGAAAAACCAAATGTGGATTACGTCGTTTCATCCTCTCCTTTGGTATCGTCCATAATGCCTCACTAAAATTGATCTCGTTCCAGGTTGCGTTAGTAAGCTCACTTTTACGTACCATCGTTAACAGCAAAAGTTTAACCGCTGCTCTGATTGATGGCGTCGTTCCTACCCGTTCCATGTACCGATACATCAGACCAATTTCAACTGGCGTCAATGCCCTGTCACGAGGCTCAAATTTCGCTATGCTTGCAGGCCGTACCAGATCAGCGGGATTCTCAACCTTCTGACCGCGCTCAATAGCCCAGCGATAGACTTGCAATACAATCTCTCTGGCGTGCACAGCTGTCGCCGGTGCCCCTCTCTCGACAATGTTATCGGTTAATGCGCGTAAGTCTTCATGTGTAATCTCGGTCAATTTCTGCTGCGCAAATTTTGACTTCAACTCCCTTTGATATACCGAACGCCGCATATCACGCGTCGATTCAGCCATTTGATAACCGCGTAACCATTTCTCAGCCCATGCACCAAAAGTCTCCGCATCTTTGATACGAGCTTTATCTCTAGCTTTTTCCCTCGCTGGCGATCTTCCACTGGCAACCATTTTTTTAGCTTCATTGAGCCGTTCACGCGCTTCTGCAAGCGTGATCCCTCCAACACCATAGCGGCCAAAAGTAACGGTCTCCTGTCTTCCGTTTATTGAATAGTTATAACGAAATGAAATAGTTCCAGCCGGAGTGACCGCAACATACAGACCATCACGGTCATTAACTTTATAGAGTTTCTCCTTCGGCTTAAGGTGACGCAGCCTGGTGTCAGTCAACATGTTTTATTGTTTTCCTTTATCAAAAATACCATGTTGTAAAAAATTCAGAAAACTTGTTTAACTCTCTGTTTTTAATTGAGTTATAAAAAATAAATACCATAACTCAACCGAAATTTATCACATGGTACTTTTTCAAACCTGAATTCGAAACCAGAGAGTACCATCAAAAATTCCATTGAAAAAACCGTGCTTCCCGTTGCTAACAGCTGCCAGAAAGTGCCAGATACAAAAACAAAAAAGCCCGCAGTTACGCGGGCTTAGAGGTACTTTACTGCTTTTACGTGCAGGCTGTTGCCAGACGTTAAATCATTCCCACTCAATTATTTACGGACAACATAAGTAATTGACTGACAACAACTTTTAAAGAAACAAAATTTCCAATACCGTTTTATATACCGTCGCCGGAAATCAGTACCATGAAAAATGCCATGTCACCTGGTCAGCGAATCGTACTGCTTTTCACAGACTCTTCCTGCTTCGGCTGCCCGATCAGCGTACTCTGCCAGTTGTCGGTTTCGCTCGAGAGATTTGCTGAGCAAGTCGGCAAGCAAAACACCGGTGTCTGCGGCTGACGGCCCAGCGCCGACAATGGCGTTATACTGCCTGAGCTGCTCACGGATGGCAACGAGCTGTTGCTGCAACCTGCCAGCGCGAGCGGCAGCATCAAGAGCATCATTGCGCGCCTGGTCGATCCTCTGCTGCGCTTTACGTTCATTGATTGCTTTCTCCTGTTCGTCGTGCTGACGAGCTTTATCATCTTCGGTTTTACGGTCTGTCTTTGCCTGCGCATACCCGGCGTCATACTGTCGGCTGCCATGAACATTCCAGGCAACAACGCCGACGATCACCAGAGCAGCAAGCATCGCCACGATAAGCAACTGTTTCCAGTACGCTTTCATGAATGCTCTGATCATGATTCACTCACCGATAATGAGCCGGTCATTAAAGGTAACTTCCTGTTGTCCTTGGCAACATTAACAGGCCAGCGGTAACCGGTGACACGGGAGCGTGAAAATGCACGAATATTGATGGCATCTGACTGATTACCGCCCAGCACCATCAGGTCACCGTTCTGTTGCTGTCCGACAACAAACCCGACATGTCCGCCACCGTCACGATTGAATACCACTACACACCCATAAGCTGGTTCGCTAATTTCGACGCCCCAGTTGAGGTAAGATTTTGCAGACTCGAAACGGGTTGATTTGATTCCGACACGCTCGAGCATTGATCCGACGTATGCAGCACACCATGGCGTTTCATCATCTTTGATACCACCTCGTTTAATATCCTTCCAGAACTGGAGAATTAGAGGATTATGACGAGGGCCTTTGATTTCCAGTTGCCCTATATATTTTCTTCCTTCAGAAATCCATGCAAGTTCACTCATGTTGAGACCTCGATATTTTGAATATCTGCACGACGTTACCGCGCGTCTTCAGAACGGCGGCAAGCATGACAGCATTGATGATGACCTCTGATAAATCAGCGGACATTGGTGTGTGATACCAGATTGCATATGCAGCCCGGACGGGGATGCTGGCTGATGCCACGATAAGGAAGTAGGCTATCCACCCACCCCACCGGCGGTGTTGCGATCCATTACGCCTGAATGTACCGACGCGGATTGCTATAGCTGAACAGATAACCGCATTGGCAATCAGTAAAAGCAGCTCATGAGTTGTCATCGTCTTTTCTCCCCGGGATTAAATCGCGTGGATTGTCGGAACGGTGATAGAGCCAGATACCAATACGTACTGCGACGATTGCCGACACGAACGCGCCAGCAGAGAAGACGATCCCTTTCTCGAAAGAGTCCTGCGTGATAGTTGGGATCAGGCTGGCTACGCCGATAAGGATTGATGCAGTTGGTTTGTAGAATAGAAGCCCGCAGAGGAAGCTGAGCATCGACAGGAGAACCCGACGGCGTATTGGATACTCAACGGCTGAGGTAATAAATATTACCGCACCTGATAAAGCACCAAGCGCCACCTCTGGTGGAACTCCTGCGATCACTGCAGCCAGAGAACCCATACTAAGCCACTGATTTAAAGACTCACTGGTTAGCTGGGCTGACATGGTGACCACCGTTTACTGTGCATAAAGACCCCCATTAGTTGGTGATCACATCATACACAATAAACCATATATGGTTTAAATTTTCATTGTGACTATTTAGTAACTTCAAAAAATAATTAGTAAAAAATAGGCCGGTTTCCCGGCCTGTTAAGCTTATAATTTTATGTATTTTGCCCCTACGAGGAGAAACTCATAAACACCAGGAGTTGATATTGTTGATACCAAAGTTGCCCCGTTATACACTCCAATTGTCTGGCTACCAAAAACCACAGATGACAAATCAACCAGAACACTTCTTCTTTTCAATGACAGGAGTACTGCTGGGGTAGGCAATCCAAGTGTTTTACCTCCTGTTAATCCTCCGCCGAATGGTATGATATTCCTTGAATTATCAGGCCATACAGCAGCATTGTTTACATCAACAAAGATTAAAATTTTACCTGCGTCTCTGTATTCAGTTGTGCTGTCAAAAACATTTCCACCGGATGCTAGTTCATTATCAAACACACCAGCTTCTGCGTTTGTTCTGACTGGTTGACCAAAATATGTGTTATCAAATTTTGTTAAGTCATTAGAAGCAGTTCTCAGCGAGAGATTAATGCTTCCACCAAGCTCACTACCTGAACTAGGGGAGTTATCAGAAATAACTGATGATTTAAGCTCATTACACTCAATCCATCCATAGTTACTTGAATCTGAGTTTTCGTCGATTGTAACCATAGAATTACCAGTTAGTGTTAAACCTAGTATTGTGCCGTCCTTAACGTCAATTACGGCACCTCTTGTGATGGTTACATCATGTCGACCGAACACGCATCCAGTAATAGAGGAGCGACGTAATCGGGTACACTTGAGTAGTTTAGGAACCCATGTATCTATAACCCAGTCGATAGATGTCCAACCAAACTGAGATCCATTTAAAGTAACACCTTCTATTTCATTTGCCAGTATAGTAACAGCATCAAATGAAACATTACCGCTAGCAATATGCTGAAGGTTTGTGAATGCAAGATTGTAGGCTCTACGTGCTCTTATTCCACGACGGACGTTTGATAACTGAATGTTATTGAACATCCCATTGTTGATGCCTTGCCCAGATGATGGATTCACATCAGTATTAGCTATAAAGTATAAAGCGTTGTCTACGACAATATCAGACCATACGCCGATATTTCCCATCAATACTCCCGGACCTGCTCCAGAGCCAAGACCGTGAGCAAAGCCTCGATAGACAGCAAGCACCCATAAGTTATGAATAAATGGGTTTTCTGATACCCCCAGGGTGATTACTGCTGCCGTATCTGCGAAACTTCCTTCTGGATAGTTATTAGCATGACTCTGGAAAAAGTTAACAATCGTTGCGGAAGCGATTGTATTAGTTGGCCCAATAGGATGGACATTGGTTAGTGTTACGGTTCCATCTAAGTTGCGAGTTACGCCAGATGCGTAATAACCACCACTGTCAGTTGTAAATTCTAAAAAGCTTGTGTAAACAGTGCCATCACCAGCAGTAGTTCCCCAAGGCCATATCACTGGGGTGCGTCCGTCAGGCCATGGGTCAAAAGATAGCGTAACTGTATCAGATGTATAACTGACAATAGACTGCCCAGCATTACCAACCCACTGACGCATAGTGAAATGGTCAATCTCTACTTGAATAGCCTCGAATACAAGACCTCTAATACCTAGAGCTACTACTAGTTCTGACACTCTTCCTAAAGAACCAATTGCTGTTTCTCCATGAAAACGGAAAGACACAGCCCTCCCATCCAGATAGAACGGAATTTCGCAATCAGTAAAAAGGTTAATAGTAACGCCAGCGTTAATGCAAAATCTTGCATATCCAGTTCTTATTAAACTAATGATGGCTTTGCGAAGTAATGGTGAATCATCATGGATGCCCCATGAATCGCTATAGTTAAGAGCAGAACAAATTTCATGCCCATTAAGCAGGCCTACACAAGCCCATTTAGTTGTTTCTACATCAGGAGTTTCACCCGACAAGATCGTGTGCGGTAATGCGCCAGTCCATACATACCATAGCCCATCAGAAAAAAGGTAGGCATCATCTTTTCCCGATATGCTTAAACCGGAATAAAAATCTCCTTTTTTGACAAAAATTGATTGTTGGTAGTCGCTATAAACTGTGCCACCATATGAGCTACCAATTTTTTTATCACCGTTATTTGCCAGCTCAATTAAAACATCTGAAGCAGAACCAGATTCAGGTAAAACAGCAATCGGTTTACCTCCAGAATCAAAAGCAAGTATTTTATTTGATCTATCAGCATTTGATGGTATCTGGTCAACATAATCCTCAGGAACTCTTAAGGTTCTTTTAAATAGAGAATCTGCATAAGAAATGTTACCTTCAGCAACCCCGTCAACGTAATTTTTTGTAGCTGCATCCTGTGGTCGTGACGGGTCACGAAGATTTCGTATGTAGTTACCCAGGGCATCATAATAATTTGCAATAAAAGACGGCTTACGTAAAGAAAGGCGCAGCCAGCTAATTGCCTGCTGTATCAGCATGGTCAACTTATCAAAAGCATCCTCATGCACTTCTGCGAAAAACTTACCCTGATTTCTGAGATCAGTCTCCTGGGTAACCGGTAACTCTCTGGATATCGAAATCTGATAACCATTGGCAAGAGGCGACGATAAAACAACATTCCCGCCAGTATATCCGCCAGCACCTGTCACCGTGTAGTCAGTGTCCAGTGTTAATTCAGTGATGTTTTCGCTCAGGTCAACAACCTGCACCACCAGATCAGACTTATGAAAAATTCGGAAGGTATAGGGGAATGATGTCGTGACCCCGTTACCCGTGTAGTCATTGTGGTCAACTTCGGTTGAGACCGTCATGTTTAAACTCCAGAAAGTCGCAGCACCCGGCGCACCGCACTACTGGTTATTCTATTACCCAACGAACCATATATGAATCGCACGAGATGTAATCAACAAAGTTATTACCTCACAGGTAATTAAAAATCATACTGGTGAAACAGTGGTTCATCTGATATATGTATATATATACAGTGTTTGTATGGAGAATGGTTAATGCAACAGCGGTATCACCACCCACTGGAAGATGGATTTTATGAAAGAGTACACACGCCGGGAGGCGTTATATCCCTGGTGGAGAACTCGCACCTTATGACTTTATTGCGGGAACTTGATAAAGACGGGTTCAACGTCGACGGGCCGCTGGCCGAACTTACTGCACTGGTGAACTATGTCACCAGCTCACAGCTATCCATGAAGGATGTGCAGACACATCTCGATTACTGTGTTGAACAGCTACGAAGACAAACCACATAAGGTTGAAATATCATACACTATGCGCTTATTATTACCTTTACGGTAAATTTACAACGCAAAATACTTGTGCCATAGTGATCAGGCACTGGCAAAATCCAGTGCCGGGATTGGAACCCCGGATACTAAAAGGCGCATTCACCGCGCAAGCGGTTTTTTTATGCGTTAAGCACGGCCACATTCGCATTATGGTGGGCTGTGTGGGGGCACCGAAAGGTGCGCCGGGTCCTTTTAGCCGGTAGTTCCAACCCTGCACAGTTCACCACCTCCGAGATTGGAACCTCCGGTGGTGATTAACCAGACTAAAAGGTGATCACTATGACAACTCAAAAAAATACTTCAGTTTTTTCTTTCGAATCGCAAGCCGATATTCGTGCAATCATCATCGACGGCGAGCCATGGTTTATTGCGTTAGATGTATGTAATGCTCTTGGTATATCAAACAACCGTGATGCTCTGCTTAAATTGGATGACGACGAAAAGAATACCGTCGCTTTAACCGACGGAAAACGAGGGAACCCTAATACCCTCATCATCTCTGAATCCGGCCTCTACACTCTGATCCTGCGCTGCCGCGATGCGGTAACTCCTGGTACTATCCCCTATCGTTTCCGCAAATGGGTAACTGGCGAAGTTCTCCCGCAGATACGTCGCACCGGTCGCTACGTTCGTGAAGAATTATCACCGGCAGACAAAGCGCAAAAGGTTGTGGCCAGCTTCATGCCCGCCATTCTGGAAGCGATGAAAACGGAAGAGAAACAGGAATACAGCGCACCACTCAAGCCGAACTACCGTGAACACATCCATTCACCTGAAGGCGTTCTTGGCCTGACGGAGCGATCGATGCTGATGGACCTGCTGCGGAAGATGGACGCCGACGGACATGATGTTGAAGGTGCTGTAGCAGAGTTCACGGCCATGATGAGCTACATCGTAGGTGCCAGTAAATGCCTGCGCGATATCCAGACTCATGTGCAGTACATCAACAGCATGACTGGTAAGTTCTGATGACGGTAGCGCATGGACGCGCTACAATTCTTCGCCATAATTTAGTGGCCTACACATGGAATTAAGAAATGAAAAAAGCATTAGCAGTGCTGTTTGTTCTGTTGTCTCTGGGTTCTGCTACACAAGCTTTTGCTGGAAACTGCCAGCATGACAGCGATACGGCTTCGGATGGATCACGCTGCGGTGGTCGTTCTGCCGATTCTCGTCCTGGCGGGCGTTAAAAAATTAAGGCCGCTTCGGCGGCCTTTGTGACATGTCACGCTCTTTTCCTGAAGGATAGCCATTCGAAGAACGAAGACATTCCCCCGCACGCAATAGCAAAAACCAGGCCGCCAAAGAAAAGAAGCCCTGCCTGCCACCATTCCCAACGCCATACGTCGACAGCGCCAACCATTCCAACAATGGAACCGACCAACGGGATATAACTAACGATGAAAGCAATGGGTGCAGCCACTATCCAGTGCAGTCCCCACCACGATTCAAGACCAGCCATGATCGCAGCCAACTGAAAAAGACCAACAACTATGTAAACAATGAAACCAATAGCTTGCATGTGGTCACCTATTTATTTTTAATCTTCTCATCCATGGCAAATTTTGTGGCTAATCTCTCACCATCAGATTTTAGCCTTTCTGTAAATTGCCGCTTACCATCTTGCGAAGAGTTTAAATAATATATATTCGACTCGGCGATCATTGGTATGTATGACTCGCATGACACAACCGAAGCTTTTGATATGGAATCAACACTTTCTCCTGTCTTGGCATACTTTACAGCCTGCCCTTTTATGCATCCAAAGTATTCCATTGTATGCTTTTTAGAATCCTCCAATGTTTCTCCATTTTTAGGCTGAATCATTAAAGGTGATGTAGTATCAGCAGAAGCTTTTCCAACAAAAAAAATAAGAAGAGTCATTAATATAATTCTGTTCATATTACTTCCCTAGCATGAACTGCGATGGTGGAATCAGAAAGTCGTTACCCTGCTCACGCTCAACCCGGCGCTGATATCGCTCCAAAGAGCCTGGGTCAAGCGCATCCTGTATACGGTTCAATATTAAACCATTCATTGCTGTGCGCAGCCAGAACACGTTAAGGAAAGGCGTATTGTCCAGCGCGGTGCGATACCAGTCACCCAGGTCTGCATCGCCGCGCGTTGTCTGCTGGAACAACGTGATAATGCTATCAGCGTTCGACGCGGCTGGCCCCATCAATGATGTCACTGGACCAGCCCCCATGCGATTGACTTCGCCAAACATGAAGTCGCCTAAGATGCCTAGGCCTCCGCCCTGAGATGCGGCTGCGAGGAATGTCTTGGCATCTGCCGGACGCGGCGTCTGCCCCTTAAGCAATAGTTTCGACTGCATAGAGATATAGCCAAACATGGTTGCCCAGACGAACAGGTTTGCCGCCCCCAAGAATGCACCTTTTCCGTTACGCAGCAGCGCATTCGTCAGAGATCCGGTTTTCGACTCACCCAGTCCTGCGGGAGTATAACCACGCCCGAATACCTCACGTCCAAGCACGTTCTGCATGAAACTCGCAGTGAACGATTTGTACTGACCAGCGAAACGTATTGCCTCCCCAGCTACTGTTCCTGGTACAGTGCCCATCTTCATAAACGCCTGCGTACGGTCTCCCGGCTCTGACATAGCGATGTTTAGTCGGTCAAGAATATACCCACGAAGTTGGCTTTCCAGCGTGTCTCTCGCATCGGCAATAGATCGCTCGGTGACCTTCATGCCTTTTCCTTCAACATATGAGGCTATCACCTCATCCGGAACGCCACGAATTCCGCTGGTCGTCATGAATTTGCGGCCTTCGCTGTCTGCCATGTCCATGCTGCGGTAGATATTCCATTCAGCGTCACCTATGCCGTGCAGGTCCAGCACGCGGCGCAGGTCTTCCGGCAACGCCGTGAACTGCTGATCCGCGTTCTTCGCCAGCCAGTTGGTTATCATCATGGCGTTGCTGTTACGCCCGGATTCTGTCCAGAAGTTCATGAGGTTGTATTTGAAGAACAGTTGCTGCGCACGGCCCATCTTCCCGCTCATGCTGTCGTCGCCGGACATGCGACGGATGATCTCTTGCGTCATCGTGTCGGAATAAACGCCGATGGAGGAAAGAATTTCCTTCTGCTCATCACTGGTGTAGCGGGAGAAGCGCCCCTTCATTGCGCCGGTCAGCGCCTGCATAAAATTCTGGCCCTGATACCGCATTTCTGTCGCCGAGATCGGCACGTCGTTAAAAGACGAAATAACCGCGCCGCCGAGCTGACTCATTCGCAGCCAGCCGCGCACGTTAGCGGAGGCATTGGCCCAGCCGACACTGCCGGGGATATTCAGAGATCCGTCTACCTGAGGCATCACCGTGCGATTCAGCCGGCGAACTTTGGTCATGAAATCTGCCAGCGCCGCAGGGTTGCTCTGCTTACTCACGTCTTTGGCGATGGTGTCTGTCAGGTACTTGAACATGTTCTGCGGGTTAGTGCCCAGTACGCGCATCATGCCCGTCGTGCGCGCCGCGCTGTTCAGGCCACCGAATACTGCTTCTCGCAGGCTGCCGGTCCCGAATTGCTCATTGTATTCGTGCCAGTTAACACCGTCTTTGAAGTGCAGCACGCGCTCCTGGCTGGCGCGCTTCGCCGCGTTAGACGATCCCTTGAAGCCATTCATCCAGTCAGGCTTTTCAGATGTCAGGTGCACGCCGGAGGCCAAGCCATCATAAACGCCACGCAGGAATCCATCGCGGTCGGTGATCCCGTCAAATGTCATATCATCAAGGCGCGGCAGAATGGCATTGCGCCAGGACTCATACCCGGCGGCACGAATTTTCAGGATGTCATGCGACTGCCGTACGATGTAGCCGGGCATCTTGCCGATCCAGGCACCAGCACGGTTTTCATCCACGCGCGCAGTTTCCTGCCACTTCATGATGATCTTCGCAGCACTGACAGATTGTGGCGTCATGCCGTCCGTTTTCTGTCCGCGACCGATGCGCCACATGGCGTCGGCGATCTCCCGGTCGTTGCTGCCGCTGGCAATAAATTTAACCAGCCCGGCCTGGTCGAAATCGTAGTTAATACCGGCGTGATACTTCCCGCGCAGCTGGGCCACCTCAGACGATACAGAGCGGCGGGAGCCGGTGCGCGCGTCATTGCGGCCTACCAGCATTGCTTCCAGCCCAATGTCAGGCCTGTCTTTCCACGTCCGGCGAAGCTCACCGAGGCGCTGCGCTGCAATGCGCGTATTGATGGCCTTGTTGCGTGCCTCGATTACTTTCGCCAGTTGCTCGCGGTTGCCAAGCTCCTGCGCGGCGCGCATCGCCGCTTCTTCCAGTGTCAGTGCTTCATTGCCAGCCAGGATCCGGTTAGTGGTGTCGTTCATGTCACGCACCAGAGATTCCATTTCGTCCTCAGACAGCTTGCGCCCGGCAGCCGTATTGACGGTCATTTCGCATTGCGTCAGAAATTCGTTAGCCATTACAGCCCCCGGTTAATCATACAGGCGGCGAAAGCGCGATACGCTTTGCCGATAGAGTCGTCACTGGCCTCTGCACGGATCGCGGCAATGTTCTCGCGCATTGACGCTGCCAGCTCAGGGTTGTCTGCGGCAATGTCGTTCAGCAGCGCGTCACTGATATTGAATTCATTTTCCAGATCGGCAGTGGCCGCTGTGATTTCGTGGTCAGCCTTTTGCGTATCCTGCCACACACGATCGGCACTTTCACTGACGGCGCGTGAACCTTCATTAGCCTGCCGCACAGGATTCTGGATGCGTTGGATAGCACGCTCGCGTAGCGCTGGTTTGTGCAGATCGTAGAAAGGCTCAATGTCCGGAGAGCGACCTTCCATCATGTGCGCCAGTGCGCCGCGATAAGCCTGCTGGTTTACGCTCCAGTCTGCCTCCCGCACCGCTGCCGAAGCTGTACGCACGGCACCGGCGACCGGTGACATCTGCATGCTCTCGCGGATCTGCTGTGCGCGCTGATCGATTAACGGGGCCAGGTCGTCGGGGATCTCTTTTCGTGACAGTTGCGACTCTCTGCCGCGCGCCTGTTCTGCGGCGGCGTTACGCTCAAGCGTCTGGTTAATTTCCTGATTACGCGCGGCAATGGTGTCTTTCTCACCCTGAATATCACGCTGCGCCCTGGCTCGCGCCGCTTTGAAGTTCATACGTTGCGCCTGATACTCCGTCGTGCGCTGCGCCAGCGTAGCGTCAAGCGCTTCACTTTGCCGGTTATTGGTCGTCAGCTCAGTGCGCAGATCGGCAACGTTGTCGACGCGCCCGGTCTGTAGCTCCTGCTGCCGGGCGAGATATTCCGGCACGACATCATCATAGGCGCGGCTGTAGGCGTAGGCCTCTGCATCCCGCGCGATTGCCGCTGACAGATCGGCGTTAGTGCCGGCCTCAGGAATATTGACGCCAGCCGGAATATTGTCAGGCGTGACTACCGGCGTTGGCTGCGCATCAGCGACGGGCTGAGCGTCTGGCGAGGTAGCAGGATTTTCAGTTGTGCCAGCCCTGCGGGAGCGTACAACATCAGAGATAAGCCCGCCGCCAGCGTGCATAAGCCCGCCAGCCAGGGTGTTAAAAAAAGTGCTCTCCAGCGCATTGCCGTAGGTGAAGTCATCCCCTTCTGCCGCTGCTGCCTGTGCCGTCAGCGGTACGGTGGCAATGGCCTGGCCAGCGCCAAGCCGCGCGCCGGTAGCCAAGCGTTCGCCGAACCGCCCGAGCATGGTAGCCGCTTTCGCTTCTCCACCGAACGGGACCAGCGCCAGCGCCACGTTGCCGGGGTCAGCCATGGAGCCAGCAAGGTTTGCGGCAAAGTTAAGCGGAGTGGCTACCCATCCAGACGGGGCCGACATGGCGATCTGCTGCTTCGCCAGCGATTCCCGGCGCTCGCTGATCACATGATCGAGATACGACTGCGTGACTCCACTTTCCGGCACGTTAATGCTTTTCACACCGTACTCTTTCAGGCGAGCATCGGCATCTGATTTGGCGACAATGGTCGAGTTCGGATCGTTAGCCAGTTGTTCAGCCTGGGAGAAACGATAGCCGGATACTACCGGCCCCTCTTTAAATCCCTCTTTCAGGGAAGAAAGCAGTGATTCACCCAACCCTGCCTGGGCATTCGACAACGGCTGGTTTATACCCTGCCCCGGATCATCTGTATAAATAGGCATCTTATCGTCCCGCCTGCTGGCCGTTCTGGATAATGTTGATCAGGTTGTCGCGCTGACTTTCCACCGTGTAATTCTTCGACTGGCCCGGAGTGTACTTAACCGGCGTCTGCACGAATTTAGTCAGGCTGTTCCACGTGGTGCGGTTGCCAGCGCCAAGTTTCGCCAGGTCAGCAAACGGCACGGTAATCGGCTGCCCCTGGGCGTTATTGATCAGCAGCCCGTTCATCATCAGTGTCAGCCCTGTTTCGTTGCTGTTCGTCACCCACTGCGCATTTTCACGAATGCGCGAAATACTCTGCTCGCGGTTAACCTCATCCGGTAGACGGGCATCGCCGATAAGCGGCATGATCTGATCGGCTGACAGGTTTTTCAGATACTCGTTAGCGCCGTCGTTAACGTCGCGAATATCGTGCCCGGAGTTGTTCGGCATACGCCAGGTGCCATTGGTCTGATACTGTTCACCGAGAACGTCCTGGTAGGCCTGTTTTGCTGCATCGCCCGGTGACATGCCGCGCTGCATATAGGTGTAGGTAAGACGCTTGCCCTGCTCGTTGAAGTTATTCCATACGGCGGCCCCGCCAGGCTGCACAACCATCGTACCGGCAAAGTCTTTAGCCTGGTCATTCCAGGATGAGTCGGCGCTGTCGGCGTCTGTCTTCTCAAAGGTGCCGCGCAGGTCAGAAGTTTTAACACTGCGGTTTTGCCAGAGCGCGTTGGCGGCCCGAGGATTATTGGTCGCCATGATGACTTGAAGCGCTGGATATGCGCTTTTCTGCACCTGCTGCATAACCTGATCGGAGTATTTTCCGAACGACTGCGCCACCGACTGAATGGCGGTCACGCTTGATTCTTTATTGTTATCGATCTGAGAAATGAGGTTGTTAACCATGGCGTCAGGAAGTACCTTCTTACTATTGATACCAAGGCGGTCTTTCTCTGCTTGCAGACGGGAAACCAGATATTCACCTGATGCCTGGTTGTTCTGATATTGCTCAAAGGCGTTTTTCACCACCGGCGAGTTGGCTTGTAGCCACGTACCCGGGTCGGACTCGCGCGCTTTAATTACCTGATTCAGTTTGGCCTGCGCAGTTGCGTACAAGCTCTGCTTAAATTTAAAGTCAGGGTCATCTTCCTGCGGCACCATAGACTGCACCGCAGCGATACCCTGCTGCGCAGAACCCTGAACAATGGATTGATATACCGGTTGCAGCGTCATCGCCTGCTGATATTGCTGGAATGACTCGCGCATCTGAATGCGCTCCGCCGGGCTTGCCTGCAACGGCATGACCGCCAGCCACTCACGTTCCGAGATCGGGTTAACTTTCTGTCCTGACTCTAATTTAGCAAGGTCATCCTGCATGCGGCTTTGCAATGACACGCGACCAGCTGCGGCTTGCATATCGTACATGCCTGCCACTTTGCTCATCATCGCTGATTTGTTCTGCGGACTCATCGCATCCCAGAAAGGCTGATTGATGAGGTTTTCCATCGTAGCAGTTCCTGGTATCGCCGGAGCGCTGCCGGTTACTTTCGCGACATAGTTGCGAGTTTCATCATAAGGGATTGCCGCAGCGAATTGCTCATTGCTCACCGCACCAGTACGCGGGTCGCCAAACTGCTTTATCCATCCATCAACCTCACCTGGCCCAGCGTTATACGCCGCCACCGCCAGTACAGGATTATTGTCATACTTCTTCATCTGCGCGCCGAAGTAGGCTTGACCAAGCTTCGCATTGTAGCGCGTATCGTTCAGCCACTTACCACGATCCCACGGTACGCCAGCCAGTCGTGCTGCTTCCGGCCCCGTATCCTCCATCACCTGCGCCACCCCTACTGCACCTTTCGGAGATACCAGTGGTAAACCGTCTTTGCCATACTGATTACCTCCGGATTCATGCCAGATCATCGCGGAAAAAAGCTGCGATTCGCTCGGAGTGTCGGTAACTTCGATCTTACCTTCCGGCCCCATGATTTGCTGATAGGTTTGTGTATACCATGCTTCGCTGGCGCGGTTGGCGGCCTGCTCACGCCACTGCACGAAATTAGACTCTATTTCCTCATCGCTCTGTCCGTGGGCTTTCCCATAAGCGATAATAGAATTACGAGCATTCATCAATGCAGGAACAAACAGACCAGGAGAAATCGCCTGCTGTGCCAGCGAACGTAACGTTCCCTCCTGCATACCTGCTTCGTACTGACGCACCTGCCCAACTTCATGACGAACAGCGGTCGTCTGGAACTGGATTCTCTGCTGCTGTGCCTGCTGAAGAAACGCATTTCGCGCCTGCTCATCCGGCAGGCTTGCTGCAATGCTCTGCGCCTGAGAATCAAACTGCTGCACGTACTCCTGCCCCTTGCCGATCGCGTTCTTCCCTTGCAGATTCATGAAGCCTGAATCAGGGTTATTTAGCAGATCGTTGCCAACCGCATTCAGTTGAAGAGTTGCCTCTTGGGTAAGTGCCACATTTGCCCGTTGCTTGGCCTCTCCAAATACGTTGATAGCTTTGCTGCCAGCGTCGACGATAGCATCACCGATGTTTGGCTGATCAAAAGCCTGAAATCCAGGAGACTGAAACCCACGACTTTCGACCTGGCGTCCGTTAACTGTAGGTACAACTGGCATCATAACCCCCTTGGCAATCTAGTTCCGGCTGCTGCTCCGATAGGTGCAGGATCAGTTTGAGTAAATGGGTTCCACTCTCCACCACCAATCTTATAAGCCCCATATGCCTTCAGTGGCGCGGTTAGTAATGTCTGAGTCAGGCCGGCACTTCCTGCACTGCGCGCTGAATCTGCCTGAGACTGATAATTTGCCCCCTGAACACGAAAACCATAGGCCTCTCTCTGGGCATTATTCACAGTAGTCAGCGCATCAAGCGCGCCAAACTGAGCTGTATCGCCAAAGATATCAAGCGCTCCACCAGTGGAAAGATCTGCGCCAGTTGCGCCCATGGTTGCCGCCTGGGTTCCAGCAGCCTGACGGTTACGACGACGAACCTCATCAGCCTGAGCATTACCACGGTTGATAGAATCCTGTGCCTGTGCCGTGGCCACTTCTGCATTTTGCTCGGCAACAGCAGACGAATACTTACCTTGCTGGTACTGGTTGTATGCTGAAACGCCACTTAAAGCGACACTGGCGCCAACGAGAGCGATAGCCGGGCTGCACATTATTTTCTCTCCATGTGGAAACGGTGAAACGGTAGGTTTTTAATGCCGTATGGCTGAGCTTCGTCGATGGTGAATCCCAGCCAGTGAAGCCAAATGCGCGCAGTGTGGTTACGTGCATCAACATAATTTTCAAGATACGGGTAAACAGTAAGCATTGCATTGACCACTTTCCCACAGCGGCGAAGGAAGGTGCTCTGGTATTTCTCCAGCGCGTCAGTGCCCACCAGCCACGGAATACCGCTGCCGCCGATCATCGATGCTGGTGCTACGCCAAAGACAGTCACCACTTCACCGTTAATCAATCCGGCACAGCAAAATGTTGACGTGCGCAGACCAGTTTCCAGCACGCGGCGCGGACTCCATCCATTAGTTGCCATAAACTCATCGATATCAGCCTGGCGGACACGTGGAAGCATGGCTTCGATGTGTTCTGCGGTAGTTGGTACGATCTGAGCGTTAATCATCAGAAGCCTCCGACGGTAAGTCGAGGAAGAACAGCAAGCACTGACAGCGGCAAAGGATCAAGTTGGCGAACCTTAACGCGTCCGTTTTTATCCCAGTTGCTGTCGAGTTTTACTTCAACCTTGCCGGTAGCGTCATCAACAGGATCGTCGTAGAACTCAAATTCACGCTGCTGGTATTCGTACCATGTCCCACCAGGAGTAGTGGCCCAGATGCCACGGCTGGCATTAACCACCATCGTGACAGTAGGAATGACCTGCTTTTTATCCAGCAGCGTTTCCTGGCCGTTGATATTGATATCCAGTGTTTCGAATTCAGCAGTGATAGGAAGACCGATGTGCACAACTGCGCCTGGTGATTCCAGCGTGACAGAGCCACCAGTTACTGTTTTCTGTGGTTCAACGCTGGCATCTGACAGGATGTTTACCGTTTGCCCTTCGAGGTGAGAAAGGCCGCCGAACGTCTGTCGGGCCATCTGCCAGTTAGTTGTTGGCACATTGCGAAGTATCTCCGGAACGTTGCGATTGAATCGGACGGTAACTGCGGTATTGCTTGTTACCGAGATGATATCGCCGCGCAGCTCTTTAGCCACCGGTTCGTTGGTGTCTGGATCCGTTCCGGTATATGGGAACTGAATCTGAGAACCAACATCAGTATTAACGAAATACGCTCCACCACTCACCGTAACCGGATAATCAACCTGATAGCTCCAGTCACCCGTGCCACCGCTGATGGTCATTGTGCGTGATGATGTGTTGCGTCCGTCGTAGCTCAGGCCGCAGTCGACAAAGAACGCATCTTCATCGTTGGTGAACAGGCGACTGGAAAGGCGCTCGATGTAACGCACAGTCTGCCCATTAATAGTACGGTTAACCACGAAATAAACAGCATCCTCGCTGCCTTCACTGATGGAGCAGGTGCTTTCGTACTTACCGGCACTGGATTGCGGTGCCCAGGCAAAAACCTGCTGATCACGCAGATAGGTCAACACCAGCAACTTGCCGTCATCACGAATGCAGAACGCGCTGCTGTACGGCACGATGCAGAATGACCAGTCAACAATACTGTGCTTCTGGAAAAGGTGGTTTGCCAGTATGGTCAGGTCGGTGCCCTGGTATCCGTCAACATCAAATGAATACGCCAGATCACGGACCACGCTTCCTTTCTCCTGGATGAACAACGCAATGTTAGCCACGGCAATAGGTGGCACGTTACTGGACCCTTTATTACCCTGTGAGCTGAAAGAAAACGCCGACGGCGTGAGAACCTTATTCTGGTCCCCGGATATCGTATATTCCCCTCCGGAAGTCAGCGCGACCAGGTTGCCAACGTCAATAAGATGGCGGATTTCATTCACCTGCCTACCGGCGTAGGTGTAAATAATCCGATCATCATCCTGAATAGGGTTGTTCTTTCCGAAGTCCTTATAATCGCCGGTGCGGCTTGCCCAGATGGTTTGCGGGTACGCGGTAGACGCGGCAAAATACAGCCTCTGCTGGTAGTAAACAACGGTGCTCGGGTAGCCGTTAACGCTGTTCCATGCGTATTTCGCCCACTTATAGCTGGCGTTAGTGGACCCAACCGCCTGAGAAGGAATGAATGAAACCACATCGGCAGTTGCTGTCAGTCCATCACCAGCCACCGCTGTGATTCTGGCAATGCCAAAACCGCTGTGCAGGTACTCCCACTGGATCCCGGTATCATCTGAACCGGTACCGCCCCAGCCATCCCACGACATTCCCTCGGTATGCGAAGGGCGAAGTGTTCCGGTCTTGCCAGCAGTATTGGCGCGGTAGTAGTTGCTGTCTGCACGACGAACATCATTGATTGCCGTGGTCTTGCTGGTTTCCCATACCGGTACGGAATCAATAGCAGGCTGCTCGAGATAGAACAGTTTTCCGACCTGCTCAGCACCGAAGATGGCAGAGCTGGCCGTCAGCGTAATGGTGCCGGTGCTGGCGCTGGCGTATACCTTTACTGTCTCGTCAACGTTGATATCTTCGAACGGTCCGTTTTTGGTGGTGACGTCGACAATCTGCCAGTTGTCGTGCGCGTAACGACGCAGCTCTTTCGGCGGGTAAGCAGGATGCACCAGCGTCAGAACGTCGGCGCTCTGCGTGAATTTAATGCGGAAAAGGTCGGTATCAGCATACGGCATCGCCAGCTCATAAATCACATTACTGGTCGTCAGAACATAAGCTCCGTCTTTAATGACGCGCATATAGTTATGACCGAACTCAAGCGCGTAGGTCTGGACGGTCGAGAACTGAAACGGGATTAACCGGCACTTGCGATCAGGATATTTAGCTGGGCCAACAAAGCGCGTACCTGGTCTGTTCTCGACACCGCCATACTGACGAACAATGAAGTTATCGCACTTGCGAAGCGCCACCTGATACTTTGACATATCAATGCGGCCATACAGTGACGGACCAATTTCACCACCGGCAAAGCTCGGTTGAATCCAGCTAAAAGCCATTATGACAACCTCGCTGCTGTGAACTCATCTACCGGTGGTTGTGGCTCCTGTGATTCGTTCTGGCTATGTGAGCCAGCACTCAGGATCACGCGGTTGTACATCGTCAGTGCGTTGTTACCGAGATCTGCGCTACCGGTCAGCGCCATATTGATAGCAGCAGCCAGACGCCAGGAAAGCGCCTCCATAAAAATGGCGTCATACATATTGACGTCAGTAACCCGCGCCACGTACTTCAACCACGCTTTCGGCTGATCGGTGTAAATGAGCTTACCTGTCAGGTCCTCATTGGAACCGACAACATACTCAATGCGCTGCTCAGCAGTAGGATTGCGTATGCCTGTCGGCATGATCTCGGTTATGCGAACACAATCAGATGGGTACTGGTAGGCGTATTGCCAGTCAGGAGGTGGATTATTGGTATCAGCTAGCGCAACGCGCTTGGTAGCAAAGTTCCAGTCGAAATCAGCCAGAGCAGCATCGCGGCAAGCATCATAATGCAGGGAGCACTGTCCGGCCTCTTTACTGGCTTCATTCAGACTGTTTATGCTGCGGCTGTTGCCGATATTGCTCAGCGCGCGGTTGCAGATCTCGATAACGGAGGCCATTAATCATCCTCCCCACCGTAAAGAGTTTGCGCTGCTGTCTTCGGTTGCTCCCCGGATACGGGGCTGAGTGCCATATCAGTGATCTGCAGACTGGCGTTATGCTGCATTCCATCTTCCGTTTCGCGGGTAGACGTTGAGCGAATAGTTGCCTTTGCGGTGATCATTACTTCAGTGCCAGCGGATTGAGGCGTTGCCTTGAGCTTGGCGAGCGTCTCGTTGTTCAACTCAATGCAAAGGCCCCACGGATAATCATCACGAGTCTGGGTTTTACCATCCTCATCCTGATATGTGTCGGTGCCGGTTTTGAGGTTTACCAGATCCATAACGGACTCCTGCAAGAAGGGGGCCGAAGCCCCCTGTTTGATTAGCGAGGCTTAGACGCCCAGTTCTTTACGCTTATCTGCGATCTTCTCGCGGAGCGTTTCGGCTTTGGCGTTGTGATGCGGTTTCTCGTTGAAGAGGAACTCATACTCTTCGCGGAGTTTATCCAGACCATCATCAGCGCTATCCGCATCGTTCAGCGGCTCATGCTCAGCAACGACAACCGTTGGTTCGCCTTTGTGCTTTGCTTTAGCCTTTGCTGCACGTGCAGCATCGTTCAGCGGCTCCAGCGCCGTGCCCGGCTCACCGTCATACTCAACTTCAGAGCCTTCAGGCCATAGGTTGTTATGAATGTGTGATAAACGCAGGACTCGGTATCTTGCTTTTTCACCTGACATCGATATCCCCTTAGCCAGTCACTTTTGAACGAATCGGGTAGTACGGGCTGTTGTTATCAACATCCAGGTTAATTCCCGAGGTGAACGCGCCAGCCGTCAGTGGGCCAGTACCTACCGTGTAGTTCACGCGCAGATAACGCTGAACACCAGCAGGAACCTTCGCAGAGAACAGGCGCTTGCCAGCAGTCAACGCAGCAAGTGCCAAAGCACCGCTATCGTAGATAGTGGTCCAGGTGGAGTTGTCCTGGCTGGTCTGTAGTTGAACGTTAAGAGTCGCAGCACCGGCAGCGGTCGCAGTGGTGTCAACGGTTGCCCAGAACTCCAGCGGATAACCCACACCGATATCGCGGCGGGTGCCGTCGATAGGTCCAAGGTCAATCACATCCGTAGAAGCAGCAGAAGCTGTAACCGCCTGCTTCTCGGAGAACATCAACAGTTTGTCGAGGATCATTTTCTTTCTCCATTCATGGGCCGGTTAAGGCCCATTAGTTAATGACAGGCGTTAAACAACGCGCGCTTCTGTTTCCAGAATTGCGTCAGTTTCACGGATTGGGATGCCACGGAAAGTGGTCCACCATTCGCCCTCAGTCTCTTTGACGGACAGAGCCAGAGAAGCTTTATCCAGAGATTGCAGGTCGAGTGCCTGGGCAACAGTGCGGTTCATGTAGAAAGCCGCGCGACCCATCTTCAGGTTAGGAACGCGGTGCAGCGCTTTAACCATCATCGTGACGATGTTTGCAGCAGAAGCTGGAACAGACAGATCGCTCACATCGATGTTGGCGATGCGAACAACGTAGCGCCAGTCACGCAGGGCCAGTCCGTTATCCCACTTGTAGTGGGTACGGTATCCCTGGTATTTACCACCAGCAGCATCGATAAGCGTCTGTTCGCCCAGATTCTGAGTCTGTAATCCTGCTTTCTGACCTTTCGGGAAAATACCGTGAACCGTGTTTTCTCCCCACACAACCAGCCAGATAGAAGTGTTGTCGGTACCGGTACCGCCAGCATCAATAATGTTCTGCCCATTACCGGCAGATTTGCTGGAATAACGAGAAGCAAGCCCCATGAACTGCTGAGGGTTAACACTTGTATCGCCATAGAACAGAGTCTGAGCCATCTGCTGGTTCATGCCTTCGATGAACGCACGGTCTTCAGACAGACGGAATTCAGCGGTGTTGCCGTTCAGATCTGCCAGTGACTTGTCAACTTCGGCATAAGTTTCCAGCATCCCGCAGGTGTCGGTTACCTGTACTGTAGTTGATTTGCTTGGCTGCACGCCGTAGTTAAGCAAACGCCAGGTAGCAGATGGCAAACCAGAGCGCACGGTAGTACGGTGGCCGGTTGGCAGGTTACCCTCAACGAACATCATGTCCGTCAGGATTTCGTTGGTCTGGGAAAGGAGTTCGACGATCTTATCGACCTTCCCGTTTGGATCAGTACGCTTAGCCCAGTCAGCCAGCGTCAGCGCATTTACGCCTTTAACAGCCATGGTTATATCCTCTCTTATTAGCCATAAAGCACTTCGGCCGCACTACGCTGGCCTTGATTACTGCCATCGACCATGCCGTCTTCCGACATGGCTTTACCGATTTTCACGAACGCCTTGACCAGTTCAGGGTGATTACCCAGGCCAGTGCCTTCCAGATATTCTTTCAGTTCAGGCGTACCGAACTGAGCAAGAGCACGCTGTGCAGCGCTCAGGTTACCGGTGAGCTTGTCGCCGCCGATCTCTTTGTCTGCCTTCACGTCAGCAGCCCACTGCTCGGTGGTCTTCTGCCAGGCTTCTGCCTGCTGCTGCTGGACCATTGGCATGATCTTGGTGCCGTACAGGTCGACCATCTTCTGCGCCTGATCATTGGTCAGGTTCAGTTCACGGGCGATAGGCTCGAACTGCTCAAGAGCAGCAGCATCAAGCTCCTGTCCTTCGGCTGGTTTGAACTCATATTTCTCCGGCGCGCCTTCCTGCTTCTGCTCTTTTTCTTCGCCAGGCTTTTTCTCTTCTGGCTTATCACCATCAGCAGGTTTTTCTTCCTGAGGTTTGTCACCTTCAGCGCCTGGCTGTGACTTATCGCCTTCCGATTTAGCCGGATCGCCAGCTGGTGCCGGATTATCCCCAGTTGATGCAGCAGGTTCAGATGCAGCAGGAGCTGCGCCACCATCAGCAGGTTGTTCGTTGCAAAGGCGACGATGCAGAAGACGTTCAAACAAATTCATTGGTTATCTCCTTAAACCGGGATCGTTTTGGCTTTCAGTTGCGCCAGAACTGATGCCAGCGTGGTGCGCACTGCTGTGGTGTCATCCAGCAGTGCGTTATATTTCGTAACCAGGTCGTTATGGTCGGTGAGCAGACCAGCAACATCTGATGCCGATGAGGCTGTATCCTTGGTGGCCGTCATTGCAGCCGGGGCCGCGATTGTCGCGCCCAGTTTTACGCCACCGTAATCAGTCGCGGTTGGAGCGCCAATTACTGCCGGAGCAGGATCCGGAACCTCAACTACCTGGCTGGAACCATCGAGGCGCACGACGCGCTGCGTTTGTACCTGTGTCATAAATTGTCCTCTCCGGCCTCTGCGGCCATCTTCAGATACTGATCGGGGCAGTGCGCCATGACGCGCTGAAAAAGAACCAGAGCCAGGTTGCGCTGCCCTTCGTTGAATGCTGTGATGTGTGGATCTACGTTGAAGCAAGCACCGAACACCTGACCTTTCTCAAGCAGTGACCAGATCACGCGGCGGCCCTGCTCGCTACCCATGACAAACTGAATGTCGTCAATGTCGCGCTGCGCCAGAAGTTGCTGTTTAGCGTCAAGCTCTGCTTTGCGGGCTTCGTCATCGATATCCGTCATTGCTGCGGTGCTCCTGCTGCATTAGCGATAGCGGTTAATGCGCTCGGGTCAGTGGTTTGCGTCTCGCTGAGAGTCTTGGCTCCCTGCGCTACGGCCTGCCCCATTGCCATTGCCTGTGCGGCTTGTGCCTGTTTGGCGCGCTCTTCACGAATGCCCTGAACCTGCTCCTGCGGAATGATGACGGTTGGCGATACGCCGGACATTTCGGAGAACGCGTCGATAGCCTCATCCACATCGAGCTTGTCGAGTGCTTCAGGTTTGAACTGTGCGAGTTGGCCAATGAAGCCAACGGTCTGCGAAAGGCTGGTGAGTCCGATAGATTTCTGAGCCTGCGCCATAACGGAGATGTATTCGATACGCAGCGGCATACCCTGCATAACGTCAGGCGGTGGCGGAAGCATATTTTTGCGCGCCATAATGGAGAACACGCGGTCAATAAGCGGGTTAAGCGCTTCGTCGTTCAGGCGCTCCAGCACCGGGCCAAGCATCAGCAGTTTCTCTTCCTTCATCTCGATCACCGCTTCCACCGGCATAGAGCGGGTATTGATGTTTTGCAGCATCATGAAGAGGTCGACAAAGTAGGCGCTGTTGATGGTCTGGCGGGTATCCTGAATATCAGCCAGCAGATCTGCAGTATTCGGGTTTACCAGGTATGCAGGTTTGAAACCGTCCTGACCGCTCAACACGTCGAGGTACGTCACATCACCAGGAAGCAGGGAAACACGCTGCGTTTTAAGTGACGTCGGTGCAACCATCGGCGGGTTAGTGGCCTTATCTATGAGCTGAGCCTTACGCTTCTGCTCAACCTGAAGGGCTTTAACCTGACCGAGTGCCAGCATGCCGGGGCAGGATGATGCGTAAACGTCTTCGCCGTTAACTTCCCAGCGCGGAGCAAGGATCGGGAATTCATCGAATCCGGATTCACGCAGCAGCTTGTCGGAGTCGCCGCCACTCTCGAAGTACACGGAGCGGAACGGCTTGTTCTTGCTGTCCATCTTCCCTGTGTCGCGGTTAACGTTTGGCGTAATGCAGTGGTTAACCTCGATCCACGTTTCATACGTGCCGTTTTGCCACATCCCCTGCACCGATGAGCTGACGTTATCCAGACCGAATTCCTGCACCAGTTGACGAACAGTCATGGAGAACTGACGGAATGAAGTGTCGACGCTGCCGCGCGGGCTGTTAGCCAGGTAGTAGCTGCCAATCGGGAAAGGCATTGTGCGGATAACGTCCTGGTCATCTTCCAGCACAGCCATAGCGGCGGTGCCGAAAGTACCCAGGCTGGCGTACATGACAGGCAGTGACTGATACAGGTTAGACTTGTTGAACACTTCGTTCATGCGGCGCTGCACGACTTCAAGCCAGACTTTCACCGGGCCGTAATCCATCATGTCAGGGTCAGGCGTTGCCAGTTTGAACCATGGACGTGCCGGGCTCGTGATGCCGGACATCATGCCGCTGGACAGAATGCGCTGAGCCATTGAGCCGGTAGGATCAACAATCTTGGTGTTACGACGATCATCACGGTTTACATCAGACGTCAGAAAGCGGGAACCGCGCGGATTGATAAAATCGCTCAGGTCACGCCAGTGCGATTCGAACGATGTGCGCTCACTCTTCAGCTGTGCTAGCTGCTTCAGCAGACGCTCTTTTTCGGTTTCCGCCATCTCTGCCTACTCCGTTACTGACCGAGCAGCGTTTTACCGCTGGTGTTTGCGGTTGAGGTGTCGCCCTGCGCACCAGTCAGCAGAGTAGAACTGCGACCAGCAGCTGCACGGCGGCGGCGCTCTTCGTCATCACGAGAACTGACAACTGCTGCATCCTGCTCCTGTGGCGCGGCCTGTACTTCTGGTGCTGCTGGCACTGATGGCTTGCTGCCGATACACATAGCAATAGCTCCGTACGCAATTAAATTATTACCAATTTAACCACATATGATTTATTTAGCGTAGGCTATTGACACTTATAACATCAGATATTACCTTTTAGGTAATTGATTCATGTATTGAATTGACGAATTGCGGAGGTGGTTATGTAACCGCTTGTGCAGTAGCCCGGAGTACCGCAGCAATAAATTGGGCTTAAAAGTAAAGGCGGTGGATAAGCGGAGCATCATCTCCGCACACAACTAAAAGCGCGCTTCAGTGAATGACCTTTGAGCCTGGTGTGGAGTGCGCTTTCAGGTGTGTAGCAGTACGGCATATGGCACATGTGCCGCAGCGGTCCGGATGGGTTCCCTTGATGCTACTTCCCCAGCCGGGTAGCCGGAATGTGCAAGCCAGTGTTAGGTAAGCACGGACAGACGACTCACCATCGTGGCGATACGGTGTGACACCTCGGAAGAGACGAGGATGTCAGCCATTCACGTTAAGCATCTCACCGGGTGCTTAGCGGGACTGGAAGAGTTACCACTTGGAGACGGTCCTTTTAAATGTCCTGGACAGTGGCGATGACGACGGATCGATAACCGAAGGTTGCATGCCCAACTGAAGGCATTGACTACCAGGAAAGATTGGGAGCCTGAAAGAATCAAGAGGCAGCTCTTTCAGGGTGATCCTGCCTAGTTGGTGAAAAGTCGTTATGCGGCTTCATTCCAGCCATGCTGGCTGTAAGGTCAGCACACAACAGGCAAGAGCATTGCGACAATGCCAGCATTACGACCTTGAAATCGTAATCGCTTCAGTGCTCTTTCCGTTGTGGTGAATAAGGCATTAAACCGGTTACCACCGGTGATTGTTAGAAGCATCTGCGCAGAGTTGCTATGCCGAATAGACTGCGTACCACAACCCAATCACGCCTCAGGACCGTGATACCCGTAGTTCCAGTGCAAGTTTGGCGGTGGCAGTTATTCCCTTTCTGACCACCGCCCTTTTTACCGGAGAAAAGTATGAATATTGACCTCGGATATTTCCAAAACGTGTTCTTCAACGTTGCCTCTGACTTTCAGATTACTTCTGAATGCATGCGTGAACCGAGTGTTTTGTACAGACCGACACTTAGTCAGGATGGAGATAAATGGCTTGCGATATATGGCGACCTGCCAACCGGAGTTGTCGGCGTAGGTAGCACCCCAGAAGAAGCCATGCGGGAATTCAACAAAGCATGGTTAACGCCAGTCAAAAAAGCCGCCTAATGCGGCTTTACACCAGAACGCCATTGCGATGACGTTGCGCTGTAAACCCGTAACTGCCATGGAAGGCACCCTTGCTTCCAGTTCGCCCACTTCGGTGGGCATTTTTTTAAGGTGATAATCATGGTATCAACTGCATCTCCAGCACCATCCTTCATGGCTATCGAGCAGGAAATTCAGGCCAAAGAATCATCAGCTATTGAGTACCTTGAGTCTTTAATTGCCCATGATACTTATGCGAGGATGGTTATTGCAGCACTCAGGAATGGTGCGATTACTGAACAACAGGCCATCGTTCAGTACATGAGTATTCAGAAAAAAAGAGCAGATCATTACGAAAGTGAGATAATTAAAACTATCCAAAGAACGGCATCTGTGCCGCCGGTTTTTAAGCCGTGACATGTCACAATCAGCCCGCAAATCGGCATTGACTTATTAACTCAGCATTTTTATGCTGAATTGCGCGGTACATTCTCGATATGCTGACGAGACGGGGAAAGAAGGTGGCTGTTGTCAACCTGCCACAGATGGATATCAGCACCATCTACCGCGCACTACACAAAGCCCGCCGATGCGCGGGCTTTTTCATGCATAGGGATCGTACTCTGTGAGTGCCTTACCCTGCTGGCTTTGCTGCTGCCCATAGTTAAACTGTTTTTTTGTAACCGGTGCTGCGTAGGTCAGAACATAGGCGTCGGCGTTGTTCGGTGAACGGCCAAGCAATTCTTTCACCTCGTCCTTGTCCTGCAAAATCTTCCTACTGTCCTTCAGCCTGACTTTGTATTCAGGTGCGCTCAGTTCGTCGGCAAGTTCCTGGCTATCCAGTTGCGCACCAAGCTTCAGCGCGTCACGGGCGGATTTATACATCTCGCCGCGTTTGTTGCCCATCTCGGGATCTGCCGTACCGCTGCCGAACATTATCAGCGTCCAGTTGCGCCCCCAGTTATCGCCAACAGATTTAAGACCTGTGCCATAGCCGTAATCGATAAACACAGCGTCAGCCTGGTACTGGTCCTCGAAGTCGGCAATCACTTTCGCAAACAGCACATCGTCAGTGGTACGCTGCCACTCCCCGAGTTTTTTGCAGTGCAGGCCTTGCCGCAGGTAGATAACCGCCGGGTCTTTACCCTGGTGAGACGGGTCGACGCCAAGAACTACAGCAGCGTGCTGGACCTGTGCCGGAGTAATAACCCTGCCAACAGCTGGTTGCGTCAGGCCTGATGGAATGAACTGGTTTTCAGAAGCGTCAGGGAAGATCCCGCGCACACGTACTTTGACGAAATCGCTGTCCTCGCCGTAGTCGTCCACCCATTTTTGCAGTTGCTCCTTGTTGGTGCCTTCCACGGTACGTGAATCAATCTGCGCGCACTTCCAGCGGTGTTTGTATTTACGGAAGCATTCACGGAAACGCCCGGTGTTACGCGTCGGGTTCCCGAACGCCACCCAGATGATTTCAGTGTCTTCGTCCGTCAGCGCACCCTCGGCAACTTCCCACACCAGATCGGCAATGTTGGACGCTTCATCGAATACAACTATGATGCGCTTACGCTCGTTGTGCAGCCCGGCGAACGCCTCAGTGTTGTGCTCAGACCATGGGATAGCATCAGCGCGCCAGCGTTTGTCATGACCGGGATCGTTGCTGTACATCGCGGTGGCGGTGCAGGTGAACCACTCTTTCGTGATAGCCAGGTTCGACCATTTGATGATTTCAGGCCATGTTTTGGTGCGCAGCTGGTTGTCTGTGTTGGCGGTCACCACCACCTTGCAGTCTTCACAGGTGGACATGCCCCAGTTAATCAGCATTGAGATGAACGCGGATTTGCCGATACCGTGGCCGGATGCGCGGGCCAGCATCAGCGGCTGGTGACGAGTGGCAGGATTCTGAAGGTGATCGCGTATCTCGCGGAATGCATCGGCCTGCCATTTGCGTGGGCCGGTGGCATGCGCCAGCTCTGTTCCCTCTTCGCCCCACGGAAACGCATACAGCGAATAGCCCAGCGGGTCATACGTGAACGAGGCGATATCCTCGACGAGCTGTTCTTCCGGCGACATGGCTGCGGTTGTCATTCTTCACCACCAGCCTGCTCTTTCACGCGACGGCGGGCCTTCGCCATGCGGTCGGCAATGGTGACGGTGCCGGATACCTCAAGGCGCTCTTTGAACGCGTTAACGTCCACGTGTTTACCGATAAGCTCGAGGTTCTTCACCTTGTCAGGCCATTTTATTTTTTTGAGGATTGTCTCTATCGAGGTCTCATCCATGTTCATGATGGTCGATGACAGGTCGAAACCGCTCAGCGTGGTACGCCATATCTTTGGCCACTCGCGGATCGGCTTCAGCGTGCCGTCATCGTTCAGGATGTCAATCACATCCATCTGGTCTATTTCTACCAGGCGAAGCAGTACGTAATCCGCACTGACTCGCAGGCGCTTGTTGCGCTCTTCCATCAGTTCGGCGATCCGTTTCTGGATGCGCTCATCACGCATCATGACACTGGCCTTGACCGCTGCTGTATTAGGTGAGAACCCTGCGTTAATCGCTGCCTGCGTCTGATTCTCAGGGCATTTGGTGTATTCCTGCGCGTAAGCCTCCTGCATCGCTGTCAGTGGCTTGTACTGCGTTGATTTGCGTTTTGGTGCTTTTGGTTCTGCGGGCATTGTTACCACCGAAGTAATAATTACCGTTTTGGTAATAGTAACACGCAAAACAAAGCCGCCATAGTCGGCGGCCGTTGCAATTTATTGTAGATATCGTGACATGTCACACTGATAACTTAGTCTCATGCCAGCCACGCGTCACCCAACATGCAGAATCACCGTCGCACGGACACGACTCAACCGGTAGCGAATCGCCGCACTTACCACAGCGGTTAGAACTGATTGACTTGATACGGCCACGAACTCGCGCATCATCCTGGCGGATAAGCAACGCGATGTACTCGCTCATCTCATACGGCGCACGACCAGGGCGCCGGGCGGCGCAGTTCCGCGCCAGCATCTCATGCTCCTGCTCATCGAGTTGCAATTCAAGCTTGCGGTTACCAGATTCAGCCTGGCGGGCCCGCTGCGCGGCTTTGCGTTCTGCTGCGGATTTAGCCATTACCTCACCTCCAGTCTCCATACCGCCTGACCAATCCGGCTGGCATGGGTATCTTTAGATACTGTTCCGTCTTTAGCCAGCTCCATAAGAATTTTGCGCAAATCTGCCGAGCGCCATTCTTCATCAGGAAATTCCTTCTCCATTGCCAACCGCAGATTCCAGGTTGCTATCGTGAATGGATATTCCCCGCCGAGAGCTTTCTCTTGCAGGGCCGCACGGGAACGTATCACCTGCAAAACCTTCTCTTTTACATCCATCATTTTGCCTCCTGCGGCGGTTCTGGTAGCGGCATCCAGTGTGATGGTATCCACGACGCACCAGGTATTACCCACCCATCATTAGCGTCAGGATGCCCCGGGATGTAAGTCGCCCATTTCATTCGCCAGTCACCTTTCCTGTCAAACTCCCTGGCAACAAGAACGGCTGTTTTGCTATCCGGCATTCGCTCACTACAGCTTATCCAACCGCCCGGAATTACCGGAGAGTTGCCATTTACATCGAAGTTTGGCTCTGCGTCCTGAACTAGGAGGATGTAACCATTCTTGGCTGTATCAAGTTCTAACGCCTCGGTGACGGTACCGAAATAGCGATTACCTAAATCAGCATCACAAGTGCTTACATCAATGGAAACTTCCATCCCTTCGATTAATTCTGGCAAGTTGTAAGTTTGGCTTACAGGCTCTGCTTCCAGTGATGCCAGTGCAATTCGTGCCAGCTCACGCACAACTTCAGGGGGCGCGTAACGGTCATTCAGGTCATCCCACAGGCGTAGCATGTTATCGCTACCAGGGTGAACATCCTCGTTAGTTCCGGCAAGCGCACTAATAACCTCATCGGCTGCTTCAATAATTTTCTGTGCCTGTTCTCTGGTAATAGTGGTCATTTGTTATGCCTCAATACACGAAATCTGTTTTAAATTCATGGTTACATTCTGGACAGCATGTTTCGTAACCTTTTATTTCTTCACATGCCTGTTTAGCTCCAGAAAACTCCCAGAAATCAGCGTCACAAAGCAGATCGAAATTGTGACCGCATTTTGGGCATTCGGTATCAAGTGACAGATTCCAGTAAGCAGTGGTGTTTTTATCCATATCAGTCTCCTTTCCCCTGAAGCATAGCGGCACGGCAGGCGTTCCAGCCTCTCACCTCTGCAATAGCGGCAACAGCATCAACCGCGTACATGCTAAGAGGATTAGGCATTGGTTTTTCTTCCGGTACTACTTGCGCTGGAGGGGCGGCGTAAATGCCCTCTATCACTAAATGTTTGCGCTCAAAATCATCTGGCTCTCGATGATATACGTAACTCCAATCACCAAGGTTATCATTGCGCCTGCAACGGAAACCTATCGGCTCGACTTCCAGCGATGCCAGAGCAATTCGTGCCAGTTCTTCCGCTTCTTCTGCTGGCAGTACAACGTTGCTACCCGGTCCGTATGTTTCGCGCCACTGCTTGATTGTCAGCAGTCGCTCTTTGGTAATAGTGGTCATAGCTATTTCACCTTAATCTCAACATTTCGCAGCTTTAGCTCTACTGGCAGGTCTGACTTTCCGGTTAATGCTAATGCGAGATTTTCTGGAGTAATGAGAGCAGTTATTGTTTTCCCCCTCGCCAGACGAATAATCATTCGTATCTCGCAATCGTCACATGCTCCCGGTCGAACAATTGAGATTTGTCCGTTCATCTCACTCTCCTTTGATGCGAATGCCAGCGGCGCGCTCGGCTTCACTTTGTTCCCAAAACCACTTGTGAAGCGCCATAAGCTTTTCGTCAATCGGTGCATATTTGCGATTAAAGTAGGCCTGAGCATCTTTCTCAGATTCGTCCGGTAATTCGCCAGGGCCAAACAGTGTGTTATAAATCCATGCTAGTCCGCTCTTAGCGTCGCCAGTTGCCTGCCATTCGATAATGGCAGCCTGCATGACCAGAATGTTTTTCCCGATTAATAGGTCCAGTTCTTTGTACCGGTTGCGGATGTATGCATTCTCGCTTTGTAATTTTGCGTTGCGCTTTTCTGAGGCTTCAAGTAACGCCTGCTTATCGCGTAGAGCTTCTTCCAGTTCAGCAACATGGCATTCACTATCAATAAGGTTGTTCTCTGCTGCTTCAAGCTCAACACGCAGCTTCCCAACCGTAAGCGCAATCTCCTCGTTCTCCTGGTCGCGGCGTTTGATGTATTGCTGGTTTCTTTCCTGTTCATCCAGCAGTTCCAGCACAATCGATGGTGTTACCAGCTCATGGAAAAGGTCCGCGTCAAATCCCCAGTCGTCATGCATTGCCTGCTCTGCCGCCTCACGCAGTGCCTGATGGTCAATTTTGCTCACTGGCTGCCTCCGCTTCCCACGTTTTCAAACTTTCACCACAGAACGGGCAAAAGCACATTGCAACGCCACGACCGATATATTTCCCCGAGTGAATTTGAGCAATATCTATGCATGACTCGCCGGTGTTTATGTTCACACGCTCCGGGATAAATATGCCTTTACTCTTGAATGTTGGATTTCCATATTCGAGAGATTTTGCCAACGCCGCGCACGGTTCTATCTTGTTGCCATTAATTTGGCATTTTGACTCACTCACTGGTTGCCTCCTTTGCGAAGCTGGGCAGCAAAGTCAACTAACCACTCAGTCATTTCAACCTTCCCTACCAGGTCTGAACCAGGGTGCATACAGCAATCACTCTGCGCCGCTTTGAAATCCTTATACTCATATTCTTGGGCCACCAGATTTTTTGCAGCTTCTATAGCAGCATCCACGCCCTGCGCCCGCACTTCAGCCAGGAAAGCGTCGGTGGCTGGGGTTTCAACGTGCTTGCAGCAAAGCAGTTCAAAGGCGTCCATCATGCCGCCTTCTGGGTAATCGTCTTGCGATTCAAAAGCATCCAGCGCTTCCATCATGACCTGACCACCAGGTCTAGGCCGGTATGATTTCAACTCCCCATTCTCCGCCGCCAGCTCCCTGCACTTGCTCTCGGCGTTAGCGAGCTGTACTGCCATGTTGGTTGAGCAAACAAACTGCACTTCAAGCTGCGTGGCCAGATCGCTAATCAGTTGCGCCAGGCTGCGCACGTCGACAGCACCGCATGATGCCTTCAGTTCAGCCGCGCGCTCATGTCCTAACTTCGCTAACTCAATGATATTGCTTCCCATTATTACCCTCGCTTACCCGTATAAGTTATTGATTAGTTTGATAACTAAAAGGATCGTTATTTGATACCGATCCCGAACCTTGCGATTAACAGCGCATCTGCGATGGCCTGACCTTTCGCTTTTGCATCCAGCGCCCTGAGTTCCGGGTAGAGCTGAATCGCCCTGCTGCGCGCTGCGTCCTTGTCACTTCCGATGAGACCGGCTGACTTCTTCCAGGACTGCGGAGTTACCAGCGTGTATGGGATGTTCAGCCCCTGGAGTATCCCCTCCACCACGCCAGCTGCATGCCCGAACGTGAACATGCTCGCCGTTCCCTGTCCTGGCATTGCGCCCACCTGCTCCAGATACGCATGAGTTATTCCGTACTGCCTTATCCATGCCGCCACCGCTGCGCCGTTGACTCTGGACTTGGTCCCAACCTTGATGGTCGGCATTGCCAGATGGTCGATGTATCCGCCCTGCTCAGTTATCAGGACCAGAGATCCTCTGCATCCTGGGTCAATCCCTAATACTGCCGCCATGATTTACCCCCCCCAGGTAATTTAAAACCACAAATGAGTTAATTTCAATAGTAATGCGCATATTTTATTACCTTTTTGGTAATTCATTAGATGTAAAAAAATGCGCTACTGCGCTCCCGGTGTTAACCGCGAAAGCCTGGAGGGATCTCGCTGTCTGGTTCTGGTACTGCGTTAACGTCCCTCTGCTGCGTTCTCGCTGGCTTTGTCCTGGACAGTTGAACACTGCGCGCCAGTTTCTGCTGCCACTGGTCGTGATGGAATGCTTTGCCCTCGGCTTTCCAGTACGTGATGAAATCTGCCAGTTCAAATGGCGTCACATCGGTTTTAAGGTTTACTCCCCATAGCGCAGCTCGTTTGGTGAAATCAGGATCCGGCGTCCAGCTATCCGGCATAGTGAATTTACCCAGTGAACCGGAACCTCCTGGTGGGACATATCCATCAATCACGGAATTTGTTGCATGGGGATCTGGTTTGCCACCTCCGGAGTTATCCACAGGCTGATTTTTCGCTTCGCCTATGTGTGGGGTTTTATCTTTTAGATCTTCTCTTCTCTTCTCTTCTCTGGTCCGCTTTTTGTCCGCTTCTGATGCGGACGCTTTGCGGACATTTCTCTTCCTGTCTGCGTCCTGTGCTCGACGCTTGGCAGACTGCCCGTTATGGGCTTCAAAGCGCGGCATTACTAGGCTTTCGCCTTCTTCTTCCAGCCATCCGACAGCCATCATTGCACGCGCGAATCCGGGGAAGCCGATCAGGTCGTCGAGAGTCTCCGCACTGTATCCGTCAAGAAAACCGTCAACAGAGTGGACATCGAAAAGACACCATGCGGAATGTAGTCCGCCAACTATCCGCAATCTGTCCGCTTTCAATGCGGACGCCATGCGGACAACTTTAGGGTGCGTGTGCAGGTCGGCACGCATCTTGATCCAGTCACCGGCCATTATTCACCTCGCCTTGTAACTGTAATAATGTCAGGTTTCCACAGAACACAGCGCCGGTGTCGATGTACATCTGGTTGGAGTATTTCAGTGGCTGACGTGCAGGCGTGTGACCAAAGATGAAAAGGTCTGCGCCGATGATTTCGTGATGATATCCGTCTTGCGCATTGGCTATCCGTTCTCTGTTCCAGATGACCATTTCCTCTGGCACTGGCTTGTCGAACTCATATTCGTTGTGCGGGTAGTCAGCGTGGCAGATGACAACTTTACGGTCGCTGGTCACCAGTTCGATGATTAGCGGTAACTCAGCAGCTTTGTGAACCAGCGCCTTAGCCAACACTTCTTTTTCGTAGTCGAGATAAAAGAACCATCCACCACCATTTACCAGCCAGTGATTGACGTTTCCATGCTCTGACAGGCCATCAATCATCATCTGTTCATGGTTGCCACGTACAGATCGGAACCATGGCATAGTAATAAGCTCCAGGCATTCAACGTTTTCAGTTCCTCGGTCGATAAGATCACCCACGGAGATAAGCAGGTCTTGTGCCGGGTCGAACTTAAGGTCATCCAGCTTTCCCATCAGGTTTGTGTAACAACCATGCAGATCGCCAACCACCCAAATATTGCGCCAGTCAGATCCGTTGATGCGTTGATAGATATTCATGTTGCCTCCCGCGCGTTCCTCAACGCAGCAGCGAACTCATCACGGTGACGATGAGCACTATTCATTGCGCACTCAACACACGTTCCGTTCAGAACGTAGCGCTCAGCACGGTGACCATTTCGGCATTCTTTACCGGTATAAAAACGATTAAGGCCAGCTTTTGCTGCCTCCATTCTGGTGACAATCTTCACAGGAGGTGCCTCCTTTTTGTTATGGATATCGGTAATTTTGCACTAAGGCGAAAAAAGATCAACCGTATATGGTTTTTTATTACCAGAAAGGTGTTTTATGCAGGAAGGAGCCGCCAGGGGATGACGGCATTGATGGGTTCAGGGAGAGTTATCGGTCGTAGAAGAAGAGCACTAATTCAGGTTTTGACTTTGTCCATTCGCGGGAACGACATGCTTTAAACAGTCCGTCCATCAGTCGCTTACCTGGCATCTTGCGGCGCCCGGTCAGGTGCGTCTGGATGTAATGACTGGTGGTTCCGGCTTCATCTGCAAATGCTTCACGCTCAACAGGAGACAGCTCCAGCCAGTGCTTTTTGAAATCAAATTTTTTTTCGTCACTCATATTTTGCTTATCTCAGCCTGTCTATTCATATCTGAATTATTACCTTTCTGGTGAAAAAATCAATGATTATTACCGTTATGGTAACTTTACCTTTATGGTAATATTCATTTAAATTTAGTCAGTTAGGTAACATTAAATGGACAAATACAATAGCTATGAAAAGTATTTATGACATAAGACGCAAAAACCTTAACGAAATCATTCGCCGGGATTTCGATGACACCCAGTTGCGCTTTGCAGAGCGGGTGAAGCGTTCGCAGAACCTGGTCAACCGGTGGTGCACTGGCATCAAAAACATCGGGCCGAATGCCGCGCGTATCATTGAAGAAGCGGCGCGCAAAGAAAAGTTCTGGCTTGATGTCGATCACGAACTGGACGCAGTACAGGCTGATATCTTTATTCCGGCCACTGAAGATGGCGAATGGACTGTAGAGAAGCAGGCCGCAGCCACGCTCAATGCCTGGATGAGAAAGAACACGGAAATGACATCCGAAAAGAAAGTTGCTGTTGCAGCTGGTATTGGCCCGGCCACAGTTAACCGGATTATGAAAGCGGAAGTCAGCACGACCATCGGTGTTCTTTCCTCCCTGGCGCGCGCGTTCGGGCATGAAGCATACGAGATGATTATTCCCGTCGGCGCTCCTGGTGTTATCGACTACGACCACCGGATGTATGCAGCTCTGCCACAGGAAGAGAAGAACAAGATCACCTCATTCATCAACTTCGTGTTTGAGCAGAACAAAAGCAAGTAATCCCCCGCCATTCTGACGCTTTACCTGCCCGATGGCGGTAAGCTCGCGCCTCACGCAATTACCAAAATGGTAATTTTTTCTCGTCATACCTATTGACACAATCACTTTTTGATCTGATTATTACCCAAAAGGTAATACAGGAGCGCGTCGCTCAGGCAGAAACCACCACTTCGTGGCTTTCCTGCATCTTCAAGTATTACCAAAATGGTAATAGAGAGGTTCATATGCAGTGGAAAGTCATCAATGGTTGGTACTGCGTTACAGCTTGCGGGCTGATGAGCTGGAAGTTTCGCACGCTGGGTGAAGGCATGAACTGGGTATTCGTCAGCAAGCTGGCGGTAAAAACGGAAATGGATATGGGGGTTAGCAAGTGAGCGAATTAGCAATTATCGAAATTGCGCCAGATATGGCGCCAAGCATTTACGTAGAAAACGGTCTGGAAAAGTTCCTCGAACAGATCCGCGAAAGCGTTAACGAAGTTCCTGACCTGAGCACTGCCAAAGGTCGTGCCCGCATTGCATCTCTGGCAGCACAGGTTTCTCGCAGTAAAACAGCAGTTGAAAAGCCTGGTCGAGATTACCTTCGTCATCTGAAAGAAGCCGTCAAACCTGCTGAGGCTGAACTGCGTCGATTTGTATCAGCTTGCGATGAGATGCGCGATGAGGTTCGCCGCCCACTTACCGAATGGGAGGCCGAGCAGGAACGCATCAAGGCTGAAGAAGCCATGAATGTGCTGCACGCCGAAGCACTGGAGATGAATATCAAGTTCGATCAGGAGCGGGCTGCCAAGTTCGAAGCGGATCACGAGATGGCCCTGCTGATGAACGACGCATTCGACCGAGAAGCGAAGGCGAAAGCAGAAGAAGCAGAGCGCCAGCGCATTGCTCATGAAGAAGAGTTGAAGCGCCAGGCGGAAGAAAAGGCCAGGCGTGAAGCTGAAGAGAAAATAGAGCGTGAACGCGCTGAATCTGCCCGTCGTGAGGCTGAATTAAAGCTCAAGGCAGAGCAAGCAGAGCGTGACCGCATTGCCACAGAGCAAAAAGCTGAAGCAGAGAAGAAGGAAGCCGCTGATCGTGCCGAGCGTGAAAAGCAGGAAGCTATCGAAGCCGAGAAGCGCAAATCACAGGAAGAAGCAGATCGAATTAAGCGCGAGGCCGAAGCGAAAGAAGCAGCACGCCTGGCAGAAGAGAAACGCATCGCTGACGAAGCGGCAGCACGCGCTGCTGATGTAGAGCACCGTCGTGCCATTAATGCTTCTGCGGTTCAAGCGCTAATTGACCAGGGTATTCCTGATGACTGGGCGAAGGAATGTGTTGTCGCCATCGCTCGCGGGAAAGTACCCGCAACGACCATCAACTACTGAGGTGACTATGAACATTAAGCAATTCAATAACCTAAAAAAAATAGCATCTCAGTTCGGCAATGACTACCAGCTGTCATCTGAACTGTACGACCGCCACGTTGAGCTGATCGAAGCAGTTGCTGGTTGCGAAATGGAAGAGTCATTCGAGCGAGCACTGCTGCGCTCAGGGGTACGCAAAGAAATCATCGACGCAGCGCGTGAAAGTTGCGAGTTCGAAGAGGTCGTGTCGACATTTAAGCGCGAGCTGACCGGCATCATCGCCCGTCTTGACCTTGCTGACCAGATCGACAGCAAAAGGAATGCGGCATGAATACAGGCATCTATTACGACATCAGCAACGAGGACTACCACGCCGGTGACGGCGTGAGTAAGTCACAACTGGATATGGTGGCCAAGAACCCTGCCCTTCTGAAATGGGTGAAGGCTGCTCCGGAAGATGAAGAGAAGAAATCCGCACTGGACATGGGTACTGCGCTGCACTGCCTGCTGCTTGAGCCGGATGAATTCGATAAGCGTTTTGTGAAAGAGCCGAAAGTTGATCTTCGAACTACGAAGGGAAAAGTGGCATTAGCTGCATTCAAAGAATCAATAGATGGGATGGATATAACACCTATTCCTGATGAGGATTGGAGAAAGCTAGGTTTGATGCACAAAAGCGCAATGGCTCACCCGGCGGCGCGCTGGATGCTGGAAGCGCCAGGCCACTGCGAAGCATCGATGTACTGGAATGACGATGAGACTGGCGAGTTGTGCCGAATACGACCTGATAAGTGGCTGAATGAACACAACGTGATCGTCGACGTGAAAAAGGTTGCAGACATGGATCGCTTTGCTCGTCACATCGAGGAATTCCGCTACCACGTGCAGGACGCCATGTACAGAGAGGGCGCACTGAAAGTAACTGGGCAGCCACACGGATTTTTCTTCCTGGCTGTGAGCGAAACCATCGACTGCGGTCGATACCCGGTCCGCGTGTTCGAACTGGATGCGCTGGATGTTGACGCCGGGCACCAGTTATTCCGCCGGGATTTGAACACCTATCACGAGTGCCGCATCAGTGATGAATGGGGTGGCGTGGAAATTATTAAACGCCCTGAATGGGCAAGAAAACAGGATATGTACGTATGAGCAACGATATCGCAATCACATCACAGCCTGGCGCTACCGTAGGGACCGCTGCGGCAATCTTCAGTCCTGAGGGTATGGACCGCCTGGTGCGTTTCGCAACCCTGATGGCAGACAGTAAAGCAACCGTTCCGCAGCACCTGGCAGGAAAGCCTGCTGACTGCCTGGCGGTAACCATGCAGGCGGCGCAGTGGGGCATGAACCCGTTCGCTGTGGCCCAGAAGACGCACGTTGTAAACGGCACTCTTGGCTATGAAGCGCAGCTTGTTAACGCCGTCGTTTCGTCTTCAAACCTGCTTTCAACCCGCCTGAATTACCGCTGGGACGGCGACTGGTCAAAGGTGAATGGCAAGAGCGACAAGTCACCATCACTGACCGTAACAGTATCGGCAGTGCTGAAAGGCGAAGCAGAGCCGCGTGAACTTACCATCAGCATGGCTCAGGCCGGTGTCCGTAACTCTCCACTGTGGGAACAGGATCCACGTCAGCAACTTGCTTATCTGTGCGTTAAGCGCTGGGCGCGCCTGCATGCCCCTGATGTTCTTCTTGGTGTCTATACACCCGACGAACTGCAGGAGACAACACCGCGTGTTGAGCGCGACATCACGCCACCTGCGGCAACGGCTCAGGGCATGAACAGCCTGATCAACTCAAAGCCTGAGCAGAAGCAGGAAGATCGTCAGCAGTACAAAGATGATCGCGGCCCTGAAGAGATTCTGCACGCATTTTCCGTAGCGGCGATGAACTACAACACTCAGGCCGAACTGGACAAAGCGTACAAATACGTTGCTCAGAAACTGGCAGGTGATGATGACCTGCTGGCAAAAGCAACTGACGTTTACACCATCCGCTGCGACGAACTGAACGAAGTACCGATGTAACCACCACTGCGGCGCCGCGCGCGTCGCAAATGCAAGAGAGGTAATTATGAAAAGAGCATTTGGCAAAAAGGAACTGATGGCAGTGGTGCCGGTATCTATGAGCACCATTGATCGCATGGAGCGCAATGGCGAGTTCCCGCAGCGATTCTGGATTACTGATAAGCGTTGTGCATGGAACGCTGAAGAGGTTGAGAACTGGCTTGATGAACGTCAGGCCACCAGCCCCGCAGAGTTCACCGGAAAAAAGCCGCCGGTTGATCAGCGCGTTTACCGCCCAGTAAGTAACGCCGCATGACAGCGCTGATCAGGCACTGGGAAAAATGGTCAGGATGGTACTTATTCCTGACCTCTGTTTCCGCCTGGCTGTATCTGCTGGCGGTAATTTTCATAGAAGGCTGGATCCGATGAGCAAATTAACCCGTCTTGAAAAGTATCACCTGAACTATGTGTCTCAGCGTCAGGCTTCAAAGGTTGTCGCCGTAACTCCTGCGGCGATGGAGGTAGAAAAGCGCGCTGTTGAGCGAGAATCGAAAGGCCAGTTCCGCATTGCAGCCAGGCTTTGGTTGCTGTGCATGGATGCAGCAGTCGGTGAGGTTGAACGCGCAAGGATAGCGATACGCCGCGATCAGTGCATATCGAAAGGTAACGGCCTGCGCCGTGGTGAATACGCAGGGATCGGATGTCGCGGGGTGGTGTATGACTAACCCTCACGACAATATCCGCGTCGGTAGCATCACGCTGGTTTATTCATCTCTTCGTTGCGGATGGATTGTGCCAGGCAGAAAGGTTATCAAAAACCCATTAAAGGCTCAGCGCATTGCTGAGCTGATGAATAATAAGAAGGTTGCAGCATGAAAGAGCGCGGAATGATTTTCAACGAGCACCAAGTGCGTGCCCTGCTTGATGGCAGCATGACGCAGGTTCGTCGGCCCATAAAATGGCGTCAGACTCGGGCTACAGAAATTGCAGAACGTGAAGACGGTAGCCGGTGGCCGTGGAGTGAGGATGCTGAAAATGTGTGCGATTACTGGCATCCATGTCCATTCGGTGCAGTCGGCGATGTTATTTACGTCAGAGAGTCATTTTCACGGCTCGACGCATTTAACTTCTTCGATTCCGCCGTGCCTCATGAAGTCCCGGATTTCTGGTATTGGGCAGATGGTGATCCGGAGTGGGGAGACTGGACACGCCCACAATCTGGCGCAGTCATGCCTCGCGCCGCCAGCAGAATCAGCCTGGAGATAACCGGAATTCGCGTCGAGAGGCTTCAGAATGCCGATGAATCAAACCTCCTGAATGACCTTGGAGATATGCTAGAGCATTGCGATACCGTCGCAGGCCGCGCCTTCAACCATGCAGAGCATTATGCGATCGCAGGCGTTCCGGTTGGATTATGTCCGGAAATGCATGGCTTTAAAGCGTGGTGGGACAAGGTTAACGGAGCTGGCAGCTTTTATTCCAACCCGTGGGTCTGGGTGATCGAGTTTAAGCGCATTGAAGGCGGTGCAGCATGACCGTTAAATACACACTTATCTACGCTGATCCGCCTTGGGTCTACCGCGATAAAGCCGCCGACGGCGAGCGCGGTGCCGGGTTTAAATACCCAGTAATGAACGTGTTGGATATCTGCCGCCTGCCGGTTTGGGATCTGGCAGCCGACGATTGCCTGCTGGCTATGTGGTGGGTGCCGACGCAGCCGGTTGAGGCACTGAAGGTAGTCGAGGCGTGGGGCTTCAAGCTGATGACCATGAAGGGATTCACCTGGCACAAGACGAATAAGCACAAAGGAAACAGTGCGATCGGAATGGGCCACATGACCAGGGCGAATAGCGAAGACGTACTCTTTGCGGTACGCGGAAAACTTCCTGCACGAATGGACGCCTCTATCTGCCAGCATGTCACGGCGCCGCGCCTGGAGAACTCGCGCAAGCCGGACGTGATCAGAGAGAAACTGGTGCAGCTGCTGGGCGATGTGCCGCGCATTGAGCTTTTCGCCCGCCAGTCGTCGCATGGCTTCGATGTATGGGGAAATCAGTGCGACGGTCCGGCAGTGCAACTGCAACCTGGTTATGCACTAGATATCTCAGGAATGGCGAAGGCATTCAAAAACGCCCCGCTATCACCATCAGACAGCCAGGGACGGGAGCGTGCAGCATGAATATGTTCAATGAGGCGGAGTTAATCCGCCAACTGGAAGAGCAGCGCGCTGTGATTGTGCAGAAAAGCGCGCAAGTTAACTGGCTGCAAACGGAAAATAGTGTCTTGCATAAGAAATGCGAAGAACTGCAAATGACAGTTGAACTACAGCGAGAATTTATACAATCCAGAAATTAA